ACTTTAGATGATATTATAGATACGCATGATATACTTTTCAATAGAATATTTGTATTGGAAAGTGATGATGAAGATGAATTGATGTGTACATACAACATATCGTATGTAACTAAATACAATATGTTACCTGATACAATATCAGTACATAGAAAAAAAGAAACAAATACCATATACACAATCAATGCTTTAAATCAACTCATTAGAATGCTCAATGGTGGTAATTTAGACAAATCATATACAGTTAACTGGGATGATTATTCAAATTCAATAATGTTGGTTAGAGGTGGGGAATTCAGTATATTACCAACTAAGGTATATAATATTATTACGATAGAATAAAGGTAACGTAAAATTAACATTGGGGGGTTGATATTATCAACTCTTTTTTGTATCATTACATCAATGTCTCTACAACTAGGTTATGCTTGTATTAACCTTGCTCTAGGTAAGCAAGGAATACACACGAATCGCAGTATGATTCGTAAAACATTTGATAAACGTGGTCTTTCATACGTGTCCGAATTGGCTCTAAAAAACGTAACCGACCTTAAACGTATCATTCAATGGAATATTGATAACGGTGTACCGCTCTATCGTATGAGTAGTGGTATATTTCCGTGGATGAGTGAATATCAATTTACCGATTTACCTGATTATGAGAGTATACATTCTATTCTCAAAGAGGCTGGAGAATTTGCCCAAAATCACGGGCATAGATTGAGTTTTCACCCCGGTCAATTTTGTGTATTGGCATCACCTAACGAAGATGTTGTTAATCGTTCTATTGATGAGTTAGACAAGCATTCACAGATTATGGATATGATGGGTCTACCAAAATCTAATATGGCTAAAATCAATATCCATGTGGGAGGTGCATATGGTGACAAACAATCTGCTCTTCAAAGATTCTGTGAAAACTTCAAACGACTACACCCACATACACAAGCACGTCTTACTGTAGAAAACGATGACAAAGCTAGTATGTATTCTGTTGTTGATTTGTATGACGGCATTCACAAAGTTATTGGTATTCCTATTGTGTTTGATTATTACCATCACAAATTTTGTACTGGTGGACTTACCGAACAAGAGGCTCTCCAACTTGCAATCAGTACGTGGAATTGCAAACCATGTACTCATTACTCAGAATCACGCAGAGTTGAACAAAAACTAGTCATTGAAGAGTTGTGTAGAAAAAACAACATCAGTATGGACGAACTACCCAGTTGGCCAACCCTTTCAAAAGTGTATAATCAATACTGTAAAACTAAAGAACAAGCTCATAGTGATTACATAATGGGCCCAATCAATGATTATGGGCATGACATTGATGTAATGGTTGAAGCAAAGATGAAAGAACAATCTTTAATACAATATCAAAAAATTCAAAATAAAATTTTGATTTCTGAATAACAATTCTTATATTTACAAACATCACTAAAAACTTAAAATTCAAAATTATGTCACTAGATTTAGATTCAATTAGAAACAAACTAAACAGCTTGCAAAAATCAACTTCAAAGAAGAGTGATTTTATTTGGAAACCTGAAACTGGTAAAAACCAAATCCGAATTGTACCTTATCAATTCAATAAGGAAAATCCTTTCATTGAAGGTTATTTTCATTACAATTTGGGTAGAAAAACTTATTTATCTCCACAAACCTATGGAGAATCAGACCCTATTGTTGAATTTTCCGAGCAGTTGAAGTCAACTGGTGTTAAGGAAGATTGGCAACTTGGTCGTAAGCTAGAACCAAAAATGAGAATTTATGTTCCTGTATTGGTTCGTGGTAAGGAAAATGAGGGTGTTAAACTTTGGGGATTCGGTAAAACTGTTTATCAAGAATTGCTCAACTATATTGTTGACCCCGATTATGGTGATATTACCGACTTGAAAAATGGTAGAGATGTGGTTGTTACTTACGTTCCTGCCGAAGGCGCTAATTATCCCAAAACATCTATCATGATTAAACCAAACCCAACTCCGGCAACTGAAGAGCGGGCTATCGCCGATATGGTGTTGAATCAACAATCCGATTTCTTTGATGTCTTTGAAAAGCGTTCGTATGATGAACTAAAGAATGCTCTTGAAATGTATATCAATCAAGATGAAGTTGTCGATGAACAAGTTCAATCTGAAAAACAAGAAACCAGTTCGGTTACTAAAACCGATGATTTGGATTCAGCATTTGATGACCTATTCAATTCCTAATCCACTTAACTCTTAATTATGAAAATTACATCTGACGGTAAAAAGTACATTTCTAAAAATGTAGAATCACCTATCAAAACTTTGGCGGGTGAGTTGGATAAACGTGGGCAATTCAATGGTGCCATTAGTGATATCATTGCTCACGTTTTAAAGAACATCAATGAAATTTCAAAATGGGAAAATGCCGATGAGCAAACGTGATGATTTAACACAAGTTATAGCCGATTCTATCAATAAAAAGTTTAAGGACTATAAAACGGCTTTCTTTTTAGACGGAATGGAAGAAACTCCAACTGACTTAACTGAGTGGATTTCTACAGGGTCATCTATGTTAGATTTGGCTATTTCCAATAGAAAACATGGTGGAATACCAGTTGGTAGAATTACAGAGATAACCGGACTTGAAGCTTCTGGTAAGTCGTTGGTAGCCGCTCATCTTTTGGCAAATACTCAAAAGAAGGACGGGTTGGCCATATTCATAGATACTGAAAATGCTATCAATGAGCAGTTTTTGGGGGCTATTGGTGTTGACCTAAACAAGATGTTATATATCCAAACGGAAACGGTTGAAGATATATTTGAAATTGTTGAAAGTATCATTACAAAAGTTCGTGAGTCTGATAAAGATAAGTTGGTTACCATTGTGGTTGATTCGGTAGCCGCCGCTACAACCAAAGTAGAACAATCTGCTGATTATGAAAAGGATGGGTGGTCTACTGCCAAGGCAATTGTTATTTCAAAGGCAATGCGAAAGATTACACAATTGATTGGTAGACAACGAGTGGCTTTGGTTTTTACAAACCAACTCCGAGAAAAACTTGGTGTTATGTTTGGAGACAAGTATACTACTTCAGGTGGTAAAGCGCTTCAGTTCCACGCATCTTGCAGATTGAGATTGAAATCTGTTGGTCAATTGAAGGCAAAGATACATGGTAAAGAACAAGTGGTTGGTATCAAAACGAAGGCACAAGTTGTGAAAAATCGAATGGGACCACCACTACGTACCGCTGAGTTTAATATACTTTTTGAATCCGGTATTGATGATTTTGGTAGTTGGTTAGAGGTGATGAAAGATTACAACATCGTAAAGCAAAGTGGCGCTTGGTATACTTACATCAATGAAGAAACTGGTGAAGAAATCAAATTCCAATCAAAGGACTTCGAAGAAAGGGTACTGAGTGATTCATCTAATCGAGATGATATCTACAACAAAATTGCAGATGCGGTAATCATGGCTTACAAAACCGACAATATAGGTATTGATGATATTGAGGTTGGTATTGATGATGTTCCAAATGGCTAAATTTAGTGAACAAGTATATTGAAATTCTGCGGAACTTAAAGGAAGAGTCCGCAACCAATGATAATCCAAATTCTAGGATATTGTTGGTTGACGGACTCAACCTTTTTATTAGGTCATTTGCAGCAACGCCTGTTGTAAATGATAACGGTGAACATATTGGGGGGATTACTGGTTCCCTTTTGAGTATGGGGTATGCCATTAAGATGCTAAAACCTACTAGAGTAATTGTTTGCTTCGATGGTAAAGGTGGTTCTGTAAGACGTAGGAAGTTGTATGATGGGTATAAATCCAATCGTAAAGTTTCTCAGAAAGTTTTTAGACCAAACACATATTCATTGGAAGAAGAAAAGGTATCTATGACTAGACAAATGTCTAGGTTAATAGAATATATGGATAATCTTCCAATAACCACATTGGCTATTGATAATATAGAAGCAGATGATGCTATAGCATACATCACACAACAAATATACAATCAGGAAGAATGTTTTATTATGTCTTCCGACAAAGATTTTTTACAGTTGGTTGATGATAGAGTTAGAGTTTGGTCCCCGACAAAAAAGAAACTGTATGACTGCGAATCTGTATTTGATGAATTTGGGATACACTCCCATAATTTTTTAGAGTACCGTTCGATAATTGGTGATAAATCAGACAACATTGGTGGTATTCGAGGGGCTGGTCCAAAGTCTCTTAAAAAGCAAATTCCAATACTTTTTGATAGTGAATCGGTTGGTATTCACGAAATAATTGATTATGTTTGTAATTCTAACAGCAAGTCAAAATTGATTGAAACTATTCGAGACAGTAAATCAATCCTAGAACGTAACTATCAGTTAATGCAGTTACGTGATGTTGATATTTCTGGATTTGCCAAATCATCAATAATGGATTCTGTTAGACAACCAATTAATAGATTAAATAAATTAGCTATAACTAGAATGTTAATTCAAGATATGATGAATACTTCCATCAAAAATCCAGATGTATGGATACGTGAAGTATTTACAACGTTAAATGTTATGGCTGATAAATCCCATAGCGTATGACAGATAGACTGAGTGAGTATGGTTATAATTTTCAGATAAAGGTGTTGGCTTCTCTTTTCAAAGATAAGTCATTTCTAAATCAAGTTATTGATATATTAGAAACTAGTTATTTTGAGAGTGAGGCAAATCAATTTATCATCGATGTAATCCGTGAATATTTTCAACAATACAAAACATCTCCATCGATGGAGGTGTTAAAGGTTAAAATTAGTGAAATAGAAAATGATGTTCTAAAAGAAATGGTTGTTGACCAAATTAAGCAAATTTGGAAACATTTAGAGTCGGATGATTTGGAGTTTGTAAAGGAAAAAACTCTTGAGTTTTGTAAAAATCAAAGGTTGAAGTCTGCTATAATGGACTCTGTGAACTTACTGAAAAATGGTAAGTATGATGAAATTAAGCTGAAGATTGATACTGCAATGAAAGCAGGTGCTGATAGAGATGTTGGACATGAATACATGCAACATATTGATGAGCGATATGAAGAATCGGTTCGAAATACAATCACTACAGGTTGGGATGTCATTGATGATGTGACCTCCGGTGGATTGGGTAAGGGTGAACTTGGGGTTGTAGTAGCACCAGCCGGTATTGGAAAATCTTGGTTACTAGCCAATATAGGAGCAAATGCCGTTCGTTCTGGATTAAAGGTAATCCACTATACGCTTGAGTTAAATCAGGCTTACGTTGGATTGAGATATGATAGTATTTTCACTGGTATAGCCAATCAAAATTTGAAATACAATATTGATGAAGTAAAGAGAATTGTTGGTAACATCAAAGGTGATTTGGTAATCAAGTATTATCCAACAAAAACGGCAACAACTAATACATTATCAAGTCATATTGAAAAATGTAAGATACAAGGGTTTAATCCAGATTTGATAATTGTAGACTATGCCGACCTTTTAAGGTCTTCCATAACATCAAGAGAAATTAGACATGAATTGGGTAGTATCTATGAAATGTTACGTGGATTGGCCGGAGAGCAAGAATTACCAGTGTGGACTGCAAGTCAGGCCAATCGTGCGGCTCTTGAGGATGATGTAATTGGAGCTGAAAAGATTTCTGAGGATTACAGTAAAATCATGACGGCCGATTTTGTTGTTTCACTATCTCGTAAATTGGAAGATAAGGTGGCTGGTACTGGTAGAATTCATGTGATTAAAAATAGATTTGGGCCAGATGGTATTACATTCCCAACTAAAATGAATGCATCAAATGGTAAGATAGACATTTATGATAGTCAATCTACTGATGGGAAGACAACGCAAAAATCAATGGATAACGGTCAGGATTATACTCGAAAATTATTGAAAAATAAATTCAAAGAATTAACTTCTGGATAGTGTTATGTGATATTTATATATCCAACTAAAAATTAGAGATTTATAATATGGAATTATCAAATAAAATTTTATCAGACATTACGGTGTATATGAAGTACGCCAAGTATATCCCCGAGTTGAATAGACGGGAAACATGGGAGGAATTGGTAGACCGAAACAAAGAAATGCATATCAAGAAATATCCAGATTTACGGGATGAAATTGAAAGTGTGTATCAATTGGTGTATGACAAAAAGGTTTTACCCTCAATGCGTAGTATGCAGTTTGCCGGTAAGGCTATTGAAATTAGTCCAAATAGAGTTTACAATTGTGCGTATCTACCAATTGATGATTGGCGTTCTTTTAGTGAAATTATGTTTTTACTTTTGGGAGGTACTGGCGTAGGTTATAGTGTTCAAAAACACCATGTAGAAAAATTACCCGAAATTCGTAAACCAAATATAAACAGAACACGTAGATTTTTAATTGATGATTCCATTCAGGGTTGGGCCGATTCGGTTAAGGTTTTAATTAAGAGTTACTTATATGGTGGTAGTAAAATCAAATTCGATTTTAGTGATATTCGCCCAAAGGGTGCTAGACTTGTTACAAGTGGTGGTAAGGCCCCCGGACCACAACCATTAAAGGAATGTTTGATTAAAGTAGAAGGAATTCTTTCAGAAAAACAAGATGGAGAAAAACTAAAACCAATTGAAGTTCATGATATTGTTTGTTATATTGCTGATGCTGTATTGGCGGGTGGAATCCGCAGAGCCGCACTTATCTCATTATTCTCTGCCGATGATGATGACATGATTTCTTGTAAAAGTGGCCATTGGTGGGAGAAGAACCCACAACGTGGTAGAGCTAACAATTCGGCAGTTTTGATGAGACATCGTATAACCAAAAAGTTCTTTATGGATATATGGAAACGTGTTGAACTTTCTGGAGCTGGAGAACCGGGTATCTATTTATCAAATGATAAGGATTGGGGTACAAACCCTTGCTGCGAAATCGCACTTCGTCCATATCAGTTCTGTAATCTAACAGAAGTGAACGTAAGTAATATTGAATCACAAGAAGACCTTAATACTCGTGTTAAGGCAGCTGCGTTTATTGGAACTCTACAAGCTGGATATACCGATTTTCACTATCTTAGACCAATATGGCAACGTACAACTGAAAAGGACGCTTTGATTGGCGTTAGTATGACAGGTATTGGAAGTGGTGTGGTACTTGGATATGATATGAGTAAAGCTGCAAATGTTGTGAAAGATGAAAATGAAAGAGTGGCAAATCTCATTGGTATCAACCCAGCAGCTAGAACCACTTGTGTGAAACCTGCTGGTACAACTTCATTGACACTTGGTACAAGTTCTGGAATTCATGCTTGGCACAATGATTATTACATCCGTAGAATTCGTGTAGGTAAGAATGAAGCAATTTATACATATCTTGCAATAAATCACCCAGAACTTATAGAGGATGAGTATTTCCGACCACATGATACGGCAGTTATTTCAATTCCTCAGAAAGCGCCTTCTGGTGCCATTCTAAGAACCGAGAGTAGTTTTGACTTGTTAGAACGTGTTAAAAAAGTTTCTGAAGAATGGATTGTACCGGGTCATAGAAATGGAAATAACACCCATAACGTATCAGCTACCGTATCCATTAAAGATGGCGATTGGGATGCTGTTGGTGAGTGGATGTGGAGTGAGCGTGAAAATTACAATGGTTTATCCGTTTTACCATATAACGGTGGAACTTATACTCAAGCCCCATTTGAGGACTGTACAAAGGAAGACTATGAAAGATTGATGAAAAGTTTGCATGATGTTGACTTGAGTAAAGTAATCGAACTCACAGATGAAACTGACTTGAAAGGAGAATTGGCATGCGCTGGTTCAAGTTGCGAAATTGCTTGATGTCGGGTTTTTTTGAAATCAAAGGATTACTATATGGACAATGGTAAGGTAGTTTTTACTGAACAGTATCATATGAAACGAGGTTACTGTTGTGGTAATGGTTGCCGCCATTGTCCATATAATCCAAAGCATAAGAAAGGCTCTACTAAGATTAAATGATTGACCGATGTTGATTAAAGAGATACCGAAGTCTTTAGCAGTACCATTTATACAACAATATCATTATAGTAAGATACTTCCAAGGTTAACAAAACATTATATTGGGTTTTTTGAAGATGATAAACTAGTAGGAGTGGTAACGCTTGGTTGGGGTACACAACCCTTACAAACCATTAAAAAGATATTTCCAAATAAACAATTTACCACTGCAGATTATTTTGAAATTGGTAAGATGTGCTTTATCCCCGATAAAAACAATTCTAATTGGGGGTCTTATGCATTATCACAACTCATCAAGTGGATAAAGAAAAATTTAGATATAAAATTTCTATATACTCTTGCTGATGGAATCATGGGTAAATGTGGTTATGTGTATCAAGCATCAAATTTCATTTATATTGGTAAATTTAAAACTGATGTATATCTCGATGAATCTACTGGTGAAAAAATACACCCCCGAAGTGCAAAGGAGTTGTGTAAAGAAAATGCTCAGATACTAGGTAAGTCAAAGGTTTTTTGGTTAACTCATGAGTTTTGTGAATACAAAAAAATATCAAGAATTAGGGGATTGATGTTTAGATACATTTACCCATTGGATAAATCAAATAGAAAACTTGTTTACAATTTATATGGTAATCTACCATACCCAAAACAAAGTGATTTGCTTTTTGAAAAACGAGTTAATACTGGTAAATTTGAAGTGATACCTATGCCAAAATTCAACATGGATGTGTTCAACCACAATTATCAAAAATATGGAATAAATGAGAAGTCCAAAACATTTTTTGATATATGAAAGAACCTAATAAGTTTTATTGTGATACATCGCGAGTTACACTTCGAGAAATAAAAAAATCAGTAGCTGAGAACATGGTAGTTAAATATCATTATTCTCACACATGGACCTCATGTCGTTACGCATTGGGTGTTTTTTACAAAAATGACAACCCCGATGTGTTGGGTAACTTTGAAGAGTTGATAGGGTGTTTGGTTTATGGGTTTCCACTTGGTAGATTAACTGTAAAATCAATTACAGATGATTTAGAAAATGACGAGTGCTTGGAATTAACCCGAATGTATATCCACGATGGGTATGGTTCGAACATTGAATCATATTGTATATCACAATCATTCAGATGGTTAAAGGAAAACGTGCCAAACATAAAGGTTTTAATTAGCTACGCAGACCCCGAACAAGACCATGAAGGTAAAGTGTATCAAGCAACTAATTGGTTATATCAGAGTGGTGATGATATAAAGTTAATTCCTAGTTATTGGCTTTCTGTTACAAATCCTCATAAATGGATACCTGAACGAAGTGTATATGATAAGTGGGGAACTGTAAGTGTTTCCTCACTTAAAACAATACTTGGTAAAAATGGTATATCTGAGTTTTGGACAAAACCTATGGCTAACAAACATAGGTATTTACAGATACTCACAGATAAGAGAGAAAAGCGTCAGATTATGGCTAAATTAAAGCACCCATTAAAACCATACCCAACATCATCATCAAGCTATAATCACTTGATTGAAAGACACGAAACTCACACACCAAAACAAGACTCTGAATTTTGGTAGTTCCAAAATAATTTCGTTAAGAATTTTAGGATATTTGAATAATAATTCGTATATTCATTTTTACAGACACAAGTGTAAATTAGTTTAACCATTTAAAATTAATAAGTTATTTACCAGAATATTCATTTCGACAGAAAGAACCAAGAAATCCATATTTGGGATGACGCTATGGGATACAAAAAAGAAAGGTTTGTAAGGTATGCTTACATAAAAGACCCAAATGGTCAATATGAATCTATCTATGGTGATAAGCTAAAACGTATTGGCTCTTGGGAATATGGTTCTGAGGACAAACTTTTCGAAAGTGATGTAAATCCAATTACTAGATTTCTCATAGATAACTATGGTGACTCTGATGAAGTATCAGATGGTCATTGTATCATGACATATGATATTGAAGTTGAAATGAATAGTGGATTACCAGACCCACTAATAGCCACAAATGAAATAACATCAATCGCATTTCACGACTCGATAACCAACGAGTACACAGTTTTTGTAGTAGGCGACACTAATACAGAATATAATCTTGAACGGGCAAATGTATCTATTTTCCGAGATGAGGTAAGTTTACTGCAGGCATTTATATCTACTTGGGAAAGTGTAAATCCAACAATTATCACTGGTTGGAATATTGATAGATTTGATAACAATTATCTTTATAACAGATTAAAAAGAGTATTGGGGGAATATGATGCAAATCGAATGTCCCCAATTGGTATTGTTGAATGGAACCCAAAACGTGAACGATATTTCTTTGCTGGGGTATCTTCACTTGATTATATGTCCTTGTATAAAAATTACACATATACAGAACTACCTAATTATCGGTTAGATACTGTGGCTAAGTTAACATTGGGTAGAGGCAAAGTTGAATACAATGGAAATTTGGACCAGTTATTCAGAGATGACTTGGAAAAGTTCATTGAGTATAACTTAGTGGATGTTGAATTGATTGTGGAATTTGAACGTAAACTACAATTCATTGAATTGGCTAGGGCTATTTGCCACACTGGGCATGTAGCTTATGAAGATTTTTTGTTTTCATCTAAATGGTTAGAGGGGGCTATTCTTACATTTCTACGTAGAAATAAAAAGGTATCCATCAATAAACCAAAGCGTACTGAAAGTGGTGGTACTTTTATGGGTGCATATGTTAAACCACCTAAACCGGGGTTACACAAGTGGATTTATGACTTGGACTTAACAAGTCTATATCCAAGCATTATTATGAGTATCAACATCAGCCCGGAAACTAAAATTGGAATGATTGAAAACTTTTCAATGGATTCTCATATGAAAGGGCAGATGGAATCTTATAAACTTATTGACACCAATGGTAATGAATATCCAGAACTTGATAGAAGTTCATTTAATGATTTTTTATTAGATACAAAATATTCAATATCATCCAATGGTGTATTATATCGAACTGATAAGATTGGTGTAATTCCTGAAATCTTGGATGTTTGGTTTAAAAAACGAGTTGAGTATAAGGATTTGATGAAACAGTTTGGAAACACTGGTGATGATGACAAGTACAAGTTTTACCATCAACGCCAGTTGGTCACCAAAATTATGCTTAATTCAATGTATGGTTGTTTGGGGCTTGAATCATTTCGCTACTATGATGTCGATAATGCTCTTGGTGTAACAGCAACTGGGCAAACTATCATCAAAACAACGGAGATGATTGCCAATCAATATTATTCACGGCAAATTGGAACCCCCGATGACTATAATGTTTACAGCGATACTGACTCAATTTATATGAGTACAATACCACTCATTATACATAGGAATCCGAATATTGATATAAATAACGATGAACAAATGGTACCTGCAATCTTAGATGTAGCAACCGAGGTTCAAAATCATATCAATAAAACTTATGATACTATGGCAAAACGTATGTTTAATATCAACTCACATAGATTTGATATCAAACAAGAAACCGTAGCCAAAAGTGGTTTCTGGGTTACAAAGAAAAGATATGCACAATGGATTATCAATGATAATACAGTTCCATGTGATAAGTTGGATGTCAAGGGGTTGGATGTAAAACGTAGTAGTTTTCCTGAGTACTTCAAGGAAGTTATGAAAACTGTATTGTGGGATATCATGAAAAATGTTGATAAGTCTGATGTTGATGAAAAAATATTGAACTACAAATCAAACATGTCATCCGAACCATTAATTCGAATTGCGAAAAATTCAGCAGTTAAGGAGTTGAGTAAATATGATATAACAAATACTATTGGTAAATTTAAACCGGCGACTCCAGCACACGTAAAATCAGCTATATCATATAATAAACTTTTATCTCACTTTGGGTTGGATTCTAAGTTTGAACCAATTAAGAACGGGGATAAAATAAAATGGATTTATATAAAACAAAATCCATTTGGTATTGGGTCAATAGCTATCACCGGATATAACGACCCACCTCAAATTCTACAATTTATAGAACAATACATTGATTACGATAAAATTTGGGATGCTGAAATGCAGGGTAAGTTAGAAGACTTTTATCAGGCACTGAATTGGGAGTTCCCTAATGAAAATTTGAAAATTGCATCCAAATTTTTTGGATTTTAATAAATAAATTACTATATTAAACATTATGAATAAAACATCAATAACAAACTTCATTTCCCGATATAATCTCGGTGGTGAAGTCGAATCGGTTAAAATTAACTCAACCGATGAAGGTATGTCTGTAAGTTTTATTTCAGACGATAAGACACTCTTAGGGAGTGTTCAAAGTGAAAACAAAGAATTCCCAAATGGAGAGTTCGGTATTTACACAACATCACAACTTAAAGGGTTGTTAGGTGTTTTAGATTCTTCTATTGAGGTTTCTGAAGGTGAAGCATCTTTAGTATTCTCAGACAAGAAGACATCAGTTAATTATATGTTAGCAGATTTATCTGTTATTCCTGCAGTTCCTGATTTAAAACAACTACCTGACTTTAATGCTGAAATTACATTAGATAATGAATTCATTTCAACATTTGTAAAGTCAAAAGGAGCATTAAGTGAATCAGATACATTTACTTTCTCTTGTAAGAACAACAAAGGTTCTGTTGTGTTGGGGTATCAAAAAATTAATTCTAACAGAATTTATATTAACGTAAACTGTAAATGTGATGGTGATATCGAACTAATCTCATTCTCAGCAAAATACTTGAAAGAAATCCTAAATGCAAATCGTGGTGCTAAATCATCTTCATTGAAGATTTCATCTCAAGGACTTGCATCGGTATCGTTTGAACACGATGGGTTTAAATCTAACTACTACCTAATAGAAATAAATTAAGGAGTAAATATGACTAAGGATTACAACCATCCATTGTATGGTAGGAGAGTTCTACATATTATGTCGCCTGTTAGGTGGAGTGGTTCTAAATTTAAACATCACGGTGATTCTAACTATAAAGTTATGGTCAAGACTATTAAGTTTTTACCGATGTGTCACCATACGATATTGGTTCCTACCAATAACACGATTTCTGATTTAGGTCCAAACGTAACATTAGTACCATTTGATTATACTCAATCTGTTTTATCGAATAGAGCATACTTTAACGGTAAACTCTTAAACAAACTCACAGATTGGAGAGGTCAAGATTTTGACTTTATATTTAATCATCAACCTGAACTTTTATATAATGTTGTAAATTCAATCATGTCTTCAAGATATGGTCTTACAGTAGAATGTTTCAACTTTTTCCATTGGGTAGACTGTCCAAAGAGTAGAGTTACGGATGGATATCCCGAAGGATTTTATAGACAACTTGAAGCAATCAATTGGTCTTACAAATCATACTTCCACTGCCCCGTATCAAAAGATTATATGAAATCTAATTGGAACAAAAGAGATTATATAGTTCAAGGTATTAATGATGAAGTCATGGATGAAAAGATTAACTACTTTCCATTAGGAGTAGGACAGTTCCCTGATTCGGAACCATTCCCTAATCCTGCACGAGGTAAAAAGATATTGTTATTCAATCATAGATGGAATAACTCAACAGGTATCGATAAACTTGTTGAATATACAGAAGACCTTGATAGAGATGAGTGGTTAGTTTGGGTTACTGATGAAAACGCTAAGAAACCTCAATCAGGTAAACCTGCACCAAAATGGATGTATGTCAAGAATTTACCAAGTGGTGGAGCATATCGTAATTTGATTGAACAGTCTCATGCTACTTTGTGTTTTGTTGATAATTACATGACTTGGAACTTGTCCGTACAAGACGCAATTAGATTAAACAAACCAAGTTTAGCATTTAAACATCCAACGCATGAATATGTTTTGGGTAAAGATTATCCATTATATTTCTCAAATAAAGATGAGTTCTTAGATGTAATAAATAAAATTCCTGAAGGTAAGAAATTTGATTGGGAATTACCACCACATGATGAAGACTTTAAAAATAATCTTGTTGGTGATTTAATACATTGTTTAGAAAACAGTAAGAAGAAACATACATCCAAAACCAAATACGGTGTGGAGTGGTTATATCATATCTTACAGGGTAATGGATATAAAAGGAACATCTTGTATAATAGTCACCCGTCATTACATAAAAGTAACGCATGGGAAGGTATTAGGCAGTGGTGTTTAGAAAGAGGTGTGAAAGATTCACCAAATGAAGTTTATACTAAACTTTGGATTCCTGAAGAAAACATTGATGATGTTAAGAAAATTATTGATGAAGCAGGAAACGTAGATTACAAAGGTGACCCATTAGATGAGTCTAAGAGAGACCCTAAATGGTCACAAAACTTTACATCAAATAAATTCTTTTAATATGAATAATTCACTGCAGATTAAATTTAAAAAAGTTAGAGAGAACGCAGTTGCTCCAAAGATTGCAAATCATGGAGATGCTGGGGCAGATTTAACAGCCATATCTGTTGACTATGATATCAATAACATAATCACATATGGAACTGGTATAGCTGTTGAAATACCTGAAGGGTATGTTGGGTTAATTTTTCCTAGAAGTTCTATTTATAAGAAGCAATTGATTTTATCAAATTCCGTTGGGGTTATAGATTGTGGATATCGAGGCGAAATCAAATTCAAATTTTGGGGAGACCGAGAATCTGATGTTTATAAAATTGGAGATAGAATTGGTCAATTGGTAATTATGCCCATTCCAAGTGTTGAATGGCAAGAAAGTGAAGAACTTACTGATTCGGTACGTGGTGAAGGTGGATTTGGAAGTACTGGGGTATAGTATATAAACGAATAACACATTGGATGAAAACTAAGTGGATAGATACTTATAATAAAGAATTATATCCATGAAATACAAATACATTAGAAATTGTCCCGTGTGTGATATTGAGATTTCATATACTCGAAAAAGAACATTAAATGAAGCAAACAAAAATAATACAGTTTGTAAGTCGTGTCGTAGTAGACGATACCCGATAGAATCTGAATATGTTAGAAAATGTCCACAATGTTTATCAGATATTAAATATAAGAATAGACAGAGCAGAGATACAGCAGATAATCGGAATACTTCATGTAGTAAATGCAGATTAAAATGGCACGAAACAAAATTTGGAACAAAAAAATATAATACATTTAAATCTATTTGTAAATTATGTGGATCAACTAAAACACATTATACTAAGCATAAATTAAGTGATGTGCAGTTAAAAACTCATATATTAAATGCAAATAAAAAAATGTGTAGGTCATGTGCAATGAAAACTAGATGTTTGGAAAAACCATCAATGTATAATACAGCCCCTGAGCTAGAATTAAAGTTAATTCTGAATGAATTAAATATTGATTATATATTTCAATACCGTGTTGATAACAAATATTATGATTTTTATATTCCTGAAACGAATACATTGGTAGAAGTCGATGGTATATATTGGCATGGTAAAGATAAATTAGATACTGAATTAGATGCGGCTCAAATTAGAACAAGAAAAAACGATAAAATTAAAAATGAACTGGCTAAACGATTAGGATTTAATTTAATAAGAATTTGGTCAGATGAATTAACAATTGAAACTGTAAAAAATAAATGCTTAATTTAAACAACACCGAACATACGATTTGGACTGAGCGGTATCGTCCACAAACCTTAGATGATTACATCGGTAATGAATTACTGAAAGACAAAGTTGGCCTATATATAGAATCTGGTGATGTTCCACATCTATTGTTATATGGAACGGCTGGAACCGGAAAAACTACTCTGGCAAAAATCATAGCTAATTCAATTGATGCCGATGTGATGTATATTAATTTTTCAGACGAAAATAATATTGAAACGGTGAGAACCAAAATCAAAAACTTTGCCAGTTCAATGGGGTTCAGAACATGGAAGATTTGCATTTTGGACGAGGCGGATTTCGGCACACCAAATGCACAAGCAGCACTTCGTAATCTGATGGAAACATTCTCTAAATCTACTCGTTTCATCTTAACGTGTAACTATGTAGAAAAGATTATTGACCCAATCCAATCTAGATGTCAAGTGTTTGGTATCACACCACCATCTAAAGCAGAGGTAGCAAAACGACTACACACAATTCTTCAACAAGAGTCTGTTGAATTTGATGTGAAAGACTTGGGTGTGTTGGTGAATAGTGGTTATCCTGATATCAGAAGAGTCCTAAACGCAGCACAACGACAAGTAGTTGATGGTAAATTGAAGATTGATAAAACTTCAATGATACAGGCAAACTATATGGATGAGTGTTTGCAAGTTCTAAAGTCGGATAGTGATACGAAAACTAAGTTTACAAAAATCAGACAAATTATTGCAGATAGTAAAGTAAAAGACTTTACACCATTCTTTAAGTTTTTGTATGACAACGTGGATGAATTCGCTGGAGAACATGTAGGCGAAGTTATTGTAAAGTTGGCTGATGCCCAGTACAAGGATACATTTGTTATTGATAAAGAAATCAATGTAATGGCAACAATTTTGGGTATCATTGAATTTACTTAATATGCACTGGTTACATCACATATTGGGAACTTGTGGAGAGCCGCACCCATCACTTCTATCTTTATTTGGAATTGTCCCAACTATTTACTATATTGTGAAATCTAAGATTAATGGCAAAGACAATTTTTGAACATCTTTCAGGGATAAAGGAAAAGAAGGTATCTTGGGATACACTTACTGATGCTGATAAGAAAACATTTAGTCCATTTCTTATCAATAGATTTCTGAGTATGAATATGGACTACATTGAGTTTGTAAATGACTTACAGAAGTATACCGTTGGATTACTGAAACCAAGTGAAGTTTATAAACTTTATTATCACTTTTTACCAGCTCAAAAGACTTGGGACAAGTATATAAAAGGAAAAACAGAAAAAAAGTATGAACCCGAATTACTTGATTATTTAACTAAATGGTTTGGAGTATCAAAACGTGAAGTTGTAGATTACTTACAAATCCTACCAAAAGAGGAAGTAAGAGAGATACTATCAGCATACGGTCTTGATAAAAAAAGAATAACCAAACTCACACTTTTTAAAAATTCTTGATATTTATAAGTACATTTAGATTGAGGATTAAATTATGGTGAAATTAAAAGATTTGTTAAAAGAAAATGTAGATGATTTAGAATCACTAGCATCATATGTAAATGCAAAATTAATGAATTCCCGTCACGAGGGGTTTGCTAGATACATTTCACCAAATATGATTATGGTATATCATCCATACGGGTGGTTATATACTGATGATAAAACGGCCACACTAAAATATGTTAGCAAACTATTTACTAGCCGGGGTGGTGCAGGATTTAAACAAATAAAAACACCCGCAAACATAAAAAAACAATATAACGCTCGTGGTATAGTTTTATTTAAGTTTAGTTAAAACTTTATATACGGTAATTAAAAAAACAAAAAAAAGTTATGGAAAAAAAGTTTCAACCAATTCAAGATAGAGTTGTTATTCAACCTATCCATGAGGATGTAACACAAGGTGGTGTTATAATCCCCGATACATCTCAAGATGGTATTCTACAGGGTACTGTAATTGCAGTTGGCCCCGGTCTCCTACTAATTACTGGTGAGCATGGAGCAATGCAATGTAAACCCGGAGATGTTGTGTATTACAGTCGAATGACTGCCCAACGATTTGATGATGAAGATAACCTTTATGTTGTAAAGGAATCTGAATTACTAACAATTGTAAAATAAGAAAATAAGTTATGAAGAAAAACGTAGACTTGGGCTCAGATGCCCGAAAATCCCTATTGGATGGTGTTAGAAAACTAAATGATGCGGTTTCGGCAACTTTGGGACCAAAGGGTAGAAATGTTGTACTACAACGTGATGGTGAATTTGTTTCAACAAAAGATGGTGTAAGTGTTGCCAAAGAAATCAATCTTGAAAATGCACTTGAAAATGCAGGTGCGCAGATGGTAAAGCAAGTATCTGCCGAAACCAATGAAGAAGCCGGTGATGGTACTACCACTAGTACGGTGTTGGCATACAATATTTTGAATCTAGGATTTCAACGCGTTGAGAAAGGCGCTAATCCAATCGATTTGAAAAGAGGTATGGATTTGGCTGTCAAAGATGTTGTTTCTCGTTTGGTTCAGAAAAGCCATGATATCAGTAGTAAGGCTGAAATTCTATCAGTAGCTAGCATTTCTGCTAACAATGATACTCATGTTGGTAATTTGATTGCCGATGCAATGGACCGTGTTGGAACCGAGGGTGTTATTACAGTTGAAGATAGTAATACTACCAACGATGAATTGGAAGTTGTAGAGGGTATGCAATTCGACCGTGGGTATTTGTCTCCACACTTTATTACCAATCAACAAGAAATGATTGCACAGTTGGAAAATCCTGTGATTCTTAGTGTTGATAAAAAACTTACCAATCTAAAAGAATTGGTTAAAGTGTTGGAATATTGTATTTCAGGTGACCATTCACTTTTGATTATTGCTGAGGATGTAGATGCAGAAGCACTTGCCGGTTTGATTGTAAACAAAGTACGTGGTACCATCAAAGTTGCAGCAGTTAAAGCACCTGGATACGGAGATAATCGAAGCGCAACTCTACAAGATATTGCCACTCTTACTGGTGGTAGTGTGGTTGACCCAAAACGTGCTATGAAACTCGATAAGTTTGACAGTAGTTGGTTTGGTACGGCTAGACTGGTAACCATTACAAATAAAACCACGACTATTGTAGATGGTGGTGGTAGTGATGAAAGTATTAAAGCACGCATTGGTGAAATTACTACTTTGATTGACCAATCTAATTCTCCATACGAAACCGAACAACTCCAAGAAAGACTTGGTAAGTTGGCAGGTGGTGTTGCTATCATTAAAGTTGGTGCTGGTAGTGAACTTGAATTAAAGGAAAAGAAAGATAGAGTAGAAGATGCACTAAATGCAACTAGAGCCGCAGTTGATGAAGGTATTGTTTCTGGTGGTGGTGTTGCTCTAATGAAAGTATCCGAAGAATTACTTGTGGATGGATATCCAAAGAATATTGAAAATGAACACAAAATATTGGGGTATCAAATTGTATTGAATGCATGTAAAACTCCATTCAACAAAATTGTCAGTAATGCAGGATATACTCCAAGTGATATATATACTCTTATCAAACAATCTGATGATGTTGAAAATGTGGGGTATGATTTAAATACTGACTCAGTTGTTAACATGATTGAAGCCGGTATCATTGACCCACTCAAAGTTACTCGTGTTGCTTTGGAAAAGGCAGTTTCAGTAGCAAGTACTATTCTAACTACAGAAGCAGTTGTTACCAATATTGAGGTTGAAGATAATTCACCAAACCAAATGATGGGATTTTAAATTATGGGAAAGAAAGTAAATATGAATATGCCAAAAGACCAAAACGGGTTGAACGTAAACATCAATCCAGAAGATTTAGAAGATTACGTTTGTAGTAAATGTGGAAATCAAACATTTATACAAGCTTTCATCTTCAAAAAACTGTCGGCAGTAATGTCCCCGATGGGAAAGGATACAATGATACCACTTCAAGTTTTCAAATGTGATGAGTGTGGTACTATTGGAAAGGAATTTTTACCAAAAGATGCAATTGTAAATGAGTGATAATCCAGTAGAAATCTGTGAACGTGAATATCCAGAATTGACAGAAGCGTTCAAATTGATTCAACGAGAACAATACGAATTATTTTGTCGAAAACACATGAATTATGGGTTGGATAACATATCTTTAGGTACATCTTTAGAATCCAACGATGATAAAAGATTGTCATTAACCGGTATTTGGTTTAGAGTACATGATAAAATTCAAAGACTGAGACAATTAGTGATTAATCGAGTAGATGACATGGTTGGTGAGGATGTAAATGAAACGTTGAATGATATGTCAAATTATGGTGTTATTGCACGATTGGTAAATATGAGAAAATGGAAGCGTTAAGCTTAAATAGTGGTGTACAACTTGCTGATATAGGTGATAGAAAGGCTATAAGCTATAGTCAGTTCAATATGTATAAATCATGTCCACATCAATGGAAACTTACCTATGTGGATGGTAACAAAACATATGAACCAAGCATCTATACAATTTTTGGTACAGCATTTCACGAAACATTACAGGAATATTTAACTGTAATGTACACCAAATCTGCCAAAGAAGCAAATCAACTTGGTGTACATACCATTTTAAAGGATAGAATGATTGCTGAATACAAAAGGGAAGTGGAAGTATTCGGCAATCATTTTTCCACACCAGAAGAACTTAGTGAATTTTACAAAGATGGGTTGGCTATCTTAGAGTTCTTTATCAAGAAACGAGGTTCTTATTTCAGTAAACGTAATTGTGAACTTTTAGGTATTGAAACACCACTTTTGATTGAAACCAATTTCAACGAAAACGTTTTGATTCGTGGGTTTTTGGATGTTGTTATGCGTGAGCATGATAAAATCAAAATATGGGATATCAAAACCAGTACATGGGGTTGGAAACCTAACAAGAAAAAACTGGAAGGTGACCAACTTAGACTTTACAAACGGTATTTTGCAAAACAGTATGGTTATGATGAAAACGATATTGATGTTGAATATTTTATTGTAAAGCGTAAGTTGTATGAAAATGCAGAATTTCCTCAAAAAAGAATTCAACTTTTCAAACCACCAAATGCAAAAGTTTCTCTTAACAAAACTGAAAAATCATTGGAATCATTTGTGAGTAATGCTTTTATGGAAGATGGTAGTTATAATATCAATGGAGACTATCCGGCTTATAAAAATGCATGTATGTATTGTCCATTTAAAACAAATCATGAATTATGTCCACCGAAAAACAGAATATTGAAAAAATCGGAATGATATGTTCGGGGAGTTGGCAGAGTAAACGTAAGGTTCGAGATTTGATTTTTAAAATAAAACAAAGAGTTGAGAACTTTGAATTGGTTTCAATTGGTAATGGTGGAGCAGATGGTATGGTTAAGAAATTTGCACTAGAAATGGAGTGTAATTACAAAGAATTTAACCCAGCATACACCAATAGAAATCTATACTCAGCCTGTCATTCTAACTATTATGGTAAGCCATTTAGCAACAAATACTTGTTTCAAAGAAATGGTATGTACTCAAAGTATATTGATAAACTAGTAGTATTTTGGGATGGTGAAAGTGTATTGGGTAACAACATAATGGATATTATACGAAGTGTTGAAAAGTTGAATAAATCTGTTGTTATCATTAATTGATTGATATTTATAATAAAGTTACATGGAAAAATTAAATTTACCGAAGTTACGTAAGATAGATCCGAATCGTCCTAAGAAAACAAAGATTCTGTTACTATCAGATGATTTAAGATTACATTCTGGAATTGGCACGGTTTCTCGTGAATTGGTGTTTGGTACGGTTGACAAATATGATTGGATTCAGATTGCCGGCGCAATGAAACACCCCGAAAATGGTCAACAACTTGATATTAGCCAAGATGTAATCAAAGAAACTGGTGTCCAAGATGCTAGTGTTAAACTATTACCTGTCGATGGGTATGGAAATCCCGATATGGTTCGTTACATTTTGCATAATGAAAAACCTGATGTTATTATGCACTTCACGGACCCAAGATTTTGGGGTTGGCTTTACGCTATGGAACATGAGATTCGCCAACAGGTTCCTCTAATCTATCTTAACATATGGGATGACCTTCCTGCTCCACATTGGAATCGTAATTTTTATGAGAGTTGTGATTTGCTAATGGCTATCAGTAAACAAACTTATAACTTGAATCGTATGGTTATGGGGCATGGTTATTATGAATCCGAAAATCCAGAATCAGATAAACAACGAATGGAACGGGTTGGTAATACTGGATTAGAACAATCTTATCGACCAAAGCCACTTATTACTTATGTACCACATGGTATTGATGAAACCAAATTCAAACCAGTCGATGATTTGGACAATGAGTTAATCAAGATAAAACAGACTTTGTTTGGAAATGTAGACCCAAAGTTTGTTGTGTTCTATAATAGCAGAAATATCAGACGCAAGTGTCCAAGTAATTTGGTGTTGGCTTATAAGCTTCTCATGGATAAACTACCTGAAGAAGACCGTAGGCAGTGTTATTTGGTAATGCATACCGACCCTGTAGACCAACATGGAACTGACCTTCCTGCTTTGGTTGGGGCTCTTGCTAGTGATTGTAATGTGGTTTTCAGTAACAAAAAAATCAGTACCAAAGAACTAAACTTACTTTACAATATAGCAGATGTAACTTGTAATCCAAGTTCAGCTGAGGGATTTGGATTGAGTCACATGGAATCCGTTATGGCAGGAACCCCAACTGTGGCTACTGTTGTGGGTGGTCTACAAGACCAAATGGGATTCAAAATTGGTGATAGATTTATTGAATTGGATGATTTTACCGATGATATTGCAAGTAATTCTCAGGGAGCAATGAGTAAAGATTCGGGAGAATGGACCTATCCACTATGGCCAACACTAAACTTGCAAGGTTCCCCAGCTACCCCATATATCTATGATTCGGTTGCTTCAATCGACCAAATCCGTGATGGACTGGAGCATTGGTACAATATGGGTCGTCAAGAGCGTAAAAAGTGTGGATTGGTTGGCCGTGAATGGGCAATTGAAAATGGATTCAATCGTGATAACATGACAAAAACATTTGTCGAATCGGTTGAAAAATGTATGAAAAATTTCCAAAAACGAAATAAATTCACTATAATTGATGTTAGTAATCTTGAAGATGTGAATTATACAAATTGTGTCCTAATATGAAAGAATATTTAGTTATAAGTTGTCCTGCCAGTTCAAGGTCTGGTTATGGAGACCACAGTAGAGAATTAATCAGAAGTCTCATCAAAATGGATAGGTTTGATATTCAAATCATAGACCAAAGATGGGGCAACTGTGATAGAAATGCCCTTACCGAGGCTGATAGTGATATCACTAGTAGACTTACCGGAACCACTCTGAAACGTCAACCTGATGTTTGGATTCAAGTAACTGTTCCAAATGAATTTCAGGCATTTGGTAAATTCAATATTGGTATAACAGCAGGTATGGAAACTACTTTGGTTTCCCAACAATGGATTGAGGGGTGTAATCGAATGAATTTGGTAATTACCACATCTGAACACTCTAAACAATCATTTGAACGTTCTGTTTTTGATGCAATAGATAACAGAACTCAGCAAAAGGTAGGGGAGTTGAAATTGGAGCGACCAATTGAAGTTCTTTTTGAAGGATTAGACCCAAATACTTTCTATAAAACAGATGATATTCCAGCCACGATTGGAGAAACATTGGATGATATCAAGGAAGATTTTTGTTTCTTGGTAGTTGGTCATTGGATTAAAGGCGATTTTACTCACGATAGAAAAGACTTGGGTGGAACAATTTCAACGTTTATTCAAACTTTTAAATCACTTGCAAAACACAATAGACCTGCTTTAATACTCAAAACAAGTGGTGCTACTTTTAGTGTAGGTGACCGTGAAGAAATCTTGAATAAAATCAAATCGATTACTCGTGGATATGATAAAAAAGACTTACCAAACATTTATCTAATACATGGCGATTTGAGTAAAGAAGAAATGAATGGATTGTATAACCACAGAAAGGTTAAAGCAATGGTTAGTTTCACGCATGGTGAAGGATTTGGTAGACCGATGTTAGAATTCGGCGTGACTCAGAAACCAATATTGGCTAGTAATTGGTCTGGACATTTGGATTTCTTAAAGCACTCACTAAAATTACCGGGTGAATTAAAACAAGTCCATCAATCGGCTGTTGTTAAAGACATGATATTACCGGAATCATCTTGGTTCTATGTTAACTATGGATACGCATCAAGGTTACTAAAAAATGTATATGAAAACTACAAAGATTACATTCCAGATGCTAGAAAACAGGCCCGTGTTGCCCGTGAAGAGTTTAACCACGATAAGATGACTGAAAAGTTTGTGGAAATTTTAGATAAACATATTGTAAAACAAGTTCAACTGAAACTTCCAAAGCTCAAAAAAATCGGAGAAACTTCAACTCCACCCACTTTGAAATTACCAAAACTCAAAAAAGTAACAAATGAAAATGATTAATGATGATGTTTGGACTGAAAGTCCAATTACAGGAAAGGAACACGTATTGGTAGAACATGATGATAAACATGGTGAATCCAAGTTTGATATAAGCAGTGGGTATTTCACTAATGAATATCCAATGAACTACAAAAAGTATCCCGATTTTAACCATGAAGAAATGGAAGAATCCATGCCAGAAATCGTTAAAAACTTAAAGTTTGATGATGGTGAATCATATTGGTATCCATGTACTATTCAATCTGAAAACGGTGTAGTGTTTCCAGAAGGAACGCCCGATGATTGGAAGTGGTGTTTTGCTCCAATTGTACCAATCACACCCGAACAAGCAAAAGAAATGGGCGTCGATGAAGAAACTTTCAATCAAAAAATTGATATGGATTCGGCGATTAGATATGATAGATTCTTGGATGCAGTAAAAAACATAAATGGGTATTCACTTGGAGATATTGAATTAGATGGCGAATCGGATAAATGAACATATCAGTAACACGCAAAGTCGTGTACGTATCAGCCCATCCAAATTTGAAAGTGGGATGATTATTGATGCGTTTTATAAAAACAAACTAGGAGATACACAACGTTGTTTCTTTTTAGTTTTACATCCAAAGTGGCCTAAAACTCAAAAGCAAGTTCACGCTCTTAAATTAAACGAAATACCTAAATTTCAATTTTTAAAACTCATTGAAAAATTTGGGTTGGTTTGTGTTGACAATGTTCAAAGAGTGAAAATAATTCAGGCAGATATTGATGAAAGTTCCAGCAAAAAGACTTATATTACAGAAATCAAACAAAGTCCAAAGGCGTTTATAAGAAACTCATATAGAACTTTACGTTGGGAAGGGTTTCAAAATGCATATGTCGTTAATTATAAGTTTGGGAAAAAGTTGGAAACCATGTATCCTTGTTCAGAACCACCTGAAGTAGAAACCAAATCAAACGAAACTGATGAAGATAAGTTACGCAATACCAGTATGTAATGAGTTAAGTGAAATTCAACACCTTGTTACTCACCTACTACACCACAAACGCAATCAAGATGAGATTGTAATATTGTATGATAGTAACAATGGGCATGAATACGTAGAAGAATACTTACGTAGTCATTCTCAAATGGGCGAATACCTTTGGTTTGAAAGAAAGTTTGATAATGATTTTGCAGCTCATAAAAACGCATTAAACAAAATGTGTGATGGTGATTGGATATTTCAAATAGATGCAGATGAATATCCTGATGAACATCTTATTGAAGTACTTCCCGATATATTGGAACACAATGACAATGTAGACTTGTTTTTTGTTCCTAGAGTGAATATTGTCAAAGGATTAACTGATACACATCTAAAAATGTGGGGGTGGCAACAAAATGATAAGGGTTGGGTCAATTGGCCTGATTTTCAATCTAGGATTTACAGAAATCACCCCGACATCAATTGGACGAATCATGTGCATGAAAGAATTGTTGGACATAAGGAATTTACAACACTGCCTACTCAAGCCGAATATGCACTTTGGCATATGAAAGACATTGATAGGCAGGAACGTCAAAACGAATATTACGATACCTTTTCCTTATGAACATATATGTAGATATTGATGATACAATTTGCTTTTACGATGATGGATTAGACAAATATTCGGAAGGTAGAGATTACAAAAAAGCTATTCCTAATTTGGATAATATCAAAAAAATTTGTATGTTGTATGAACAAGGTCACATTATAACTTATTGGACCGCACGTGGAAGTGTTACGGGTATTGATTGGTATGATGTCACTAAACAACAATTGGATGAGTGGGGATGTAAATACCATCAACTAAGTGTAGGAGAAAAACCACCATACGATTTGTTGATTTGTGATAAGACTAAACGAATAGAAGAGTTATGAAACGTACATATATAATTGGTGAAATTGGAATCAATCACAACGGTGACCTCAATGTCGCAAAACGATTGATTGACATCGCCGCAGTTGCAGGATGTGATGCAGTTAAATTTCAAAAACGTAATCCAAACGTATGTGTTCCCGA